GTGCTCTCATGAAGCTTTACGGGGCTTAGACCAGTAAGTTCAAGCTTGAGTGCATCGTCCGTAAAGGACTTGCAGTGCTTAAGCTTACTGACAATTTTCTCAACAGGCACAGCCTTCTTAGCACGAGGCTTCTTAGCAGCCTGCTTGAGACCGATGTAGCCATTCATTGCAGCGATTACATCTTCAATGAACTTGATGCTATATCGGATTTGCATCTTGTTATAGTGACTATAACCCTCATTCAGCTGGTCACACTTGCCACCTTGAACTTCAAGATATTCGTCAAGGAGACGCTGATAACGCTTGATGGCAGTAGCCATATGCTGCGGAAGAACATTGCGAGTAGTCAGTGCGCCGATGACCTTCTGATTGACGACAAAATCCTTAGGGCACTTAGCGTCAATGAATTCGTCAAACAGTGCTTCAATGTCGCAAAGGGCTTCGTCAGCCTTTTCACGCATAATTTCCTGAATGTTGACAACCTTCTTAGGCTTTTCTTCGCCGTCAGTTTCTTCCTTCTTAGCCTTGAGTTCTGCGCCTTCGGCAGCAAGACCTTCAACCCACTTGACGATACCAGTCTTGTAGTTGTCAGGGATAATGTCAGGATTGACTTCAAGCAAGTGTGCAGTAGTAGCCCAATGACTATGCATATCAAGCTTCCAGTCGGGAAGACGATTGACCTTAGTCAACACATCCTTACCAAAATTCTTCTTGATATAATCCTTAACCTTTGTACCGCAATCCTTACGCTCAAGATCATAGTGAGCAAAGAACCGAGCCTTATCCCAATTATCAGTAGGCATCAAACTAAAACGGTTAACTCCGCGACGAGGGGCGCGGACAGTCTTCTTAGAAGCTTTAGCTTTGATGAGTGAGGGGCGACGAGCCATATATTATCTCCTGAATTTCAGATTACTTATACACTATACAACACCCGTAGGTGTTTGTCAACCGAAAAGTTACCAACGATTCCTATAACTATCAAGAATTTCACGATCAGAATATTGACCACCACTACGATCTGGATTACGATACCAGCTATATTCGTTTAAACGCTCTTCCTGCTTTTCAAGTTTGCGGTGAAGTTCTTCAATCGCATTGACCATACCTTGAATGAACGTAGCGTCAGTTTCGCTTAGCGTTGCAGCGATGGCGTCAACTTTTGCGATTGTTTCTGGATTAATCATATAACTTTCTCCTTGCTATATCTTGTTATATCAGTTTTGGGTAACCGTGTCAACCTCTTTTTGCGATAAATAACTATATGCCAAAGTTATCATTATACCGTCCTAATAAGCAAGACGATTATCGCTTTCTAGACAGAACTATATCCGAGCAGTTTACTGTCGGAGGTACCGACTTGTATATTCACAAATATCTAGGACCGCAAACAGGCAATACGTCTACTGACTTTACTCAACCCAACTACGATGAGTTGAATCCACTGAACATTCAAGACTTGTTGTTCTTAGAAAACCGTGATAGAGTGTATGATAAGAATATCTATCGTTTGCGCGGTCATTATAATGTACAGAACTTAGACTTTGACTTAAGCCAATTCGGGTTGTTCCTGAATAATGATATCATCTTTATCACTGTCCACTACAACGATATGATAGACCTTGTAGGTAGAAAACTTATGGTCGGTGACGTACTGGAGCTTCCGCACTTACTTGATTACAATCCACTTAACGAAACTATTCCGGTTGCGTTAAAGAGATTCTATCAAATCACGGATAGTAACTATGCAAGTGAGGGCTTTAGTCAGACTTGGTATCCTCATCTATGGCGTATCAAGTGCGAACCACTTGTCAACAGTGAAGAATTTTCTGACATTCTTAAAGAACCAATCAATCAAGATAATTATCTTGGTAACTGGGATAAGGATAAGACATATCCGCCGGGCTACACAATTAACTTTGGTGATAAAATCTATGAATCAATCATTGAGGTCCCGGCGGGTATCACACCACCTAATCCAACATACTGGGTACTAAAACCCAATGACGGTTTAGCTGATATACTGTCAACATATAATAAGAACATAGCAATTAACAATGCTCAACTTGAAGAGGCTAATCGTTTAGTACCTAAGTCTGGATATGACCAAAGCAAGTTGTATGTTGTTCCTACGTACGGTAGATTTAAGTCTAACAACGTATTGTCAAACGAGACTAATCAACCAGCACCCCCTATTGATGTGATTACTTCAAGTAACACCGGCACTGCTATTCCTGTAGAAGGAACGGTAGTGTTTATGCGTAGCTCAAAATATAAAAGTCCTAGTGCAGGCATTAAAATCAAAAAAGAGGTGTTGCAGAGTATTTGGGACATGACTGCGGACATGGATATAGAAGACAAGCTGGATAAGTTTGTGCAAACCAGTTTGAATATGGTAGAGCAAGCTCCTGCTCGCACTGAGGGCGGTTCCGGTTCAGTAGAAACTACTAAATCTCTCGCAGTACAGTCATTAGGCATCATTACGGGTCCATACGGTACTGCTGATAACACCTACGCTACTGCTGACCAAGACCCTACGCAGCCAGGCTTCACCGGCGATATTACTCAAAATATGGATTACAGAGCAGACTGCGACCCCGGATTCCAGTACATCACTAGATCAAGTCCCAGAACATTTGGATATAGTACGGGCTATCTTACCGGCGATGGTACTGCTCCAAACGGTTTCCCGGTTGGAGCTGGTATTGCTTTCCCGCAAAATCCGCAAGTAGGTGATTATTTCTTACGCATTGATTACATGCCCCAATTGCTATATCGTTGGGACGGTAAATTATGGATTCGCATAAGTGAAAACGTCAGAACAGAAACTGGATTTACTGCCGAGGATACATCACTGTTGTCCGGCTTTATTAACAACCAGGGTGAAATCTATCTAAATAATAGTGATGAAGTTGTTCCTCAAGCACAGCCACTATCGTCTGTGTTGCAACCTGCTCTAGACCCAGTACCCCCGGAAGTATAATAGATGGCACAATATTTTTATGACAATCAGATAAGAAGGTTCTTAATTCAGTTTGCTAAAATCTTTAGTAACTGGTATGTTACCAAAGGAAAAGATCCAAACGGTAACGATATTCTTCTTCGTGTGCCAATCATGTACGGTGACTCAAGTAGACAAGCAAGCACTATTATTGCTAATAACAGTGCAAGCAATCTACCAAGTGCGCCACTGATTACTTACTATATTAGCGGATTAGAATATAATCAACGCTGGACCCAAGACCCTACGTTTGTTGATAAGGTTAATGTTCGTCAACGAGCATATAATCAAGACACTCAAAGTTACGAGACAACACAAGGGCAAGCATTCACTGTTGAACGACTAATGCCTGTTCCTTATACATTGCGTATCACGGTAGACTTTTGGACTACTAACTATAATCAAAAACTAGAAATCATAGAACAATTGGGTACATTGTTTAACCCAGCATTAGAACTACAAAGCACTGACAACTTTGTTGACTGGACTTCGTTGAGTGCAGTATTCCAAGATGGTATAACATTTACAAGTAGAACTATTCCCCAGGGCACAGGCAATCCAATTGATGTTATGACTTGGAAGTTCTACATGCCTATATGGCTCACTACTGCTAGTAAGCTCAAAAAGATGGGAGTCATTCATAAAGTTATCGCAAGTATCTTTAAGGGTGCAGCACTAGATGATATTCAGGACGAAGATTTATTGTTAGGCACTAGACAAAAGATTAGTCCATACGGCTATAAATTGCTTCTGATAGGAAATCAATTGCAACTGTTGCCTCAAGCCACTGCATTCTACCCTCCCAATAGCTCACTAGAACAACCTGTTACTCCGAATACAGACTTGTATTGGTCTAGCTTGTTAAACGTCTACGGCGCAATTAAGCCGGGTATCAGTCAAATTTGGCTACAGAATCCGTACATGGAAGATGACATTGTTGGAACAATCGTACCTAATCCAGTTGATGATAGATTTCTGATATACAACATTGACCCTGATACATTACCGCAGAACACGTTAGAACCAATCAATGCAATTATTAATCCGCAATTGACAGGTCCTAACGCAGGATTGCCCGGGCCATTCCCTGGCACTAGATATCTCATCGTTGAAAACATAGGGTATGACGGTGATTCTACTGTTTCTTGGGGTGATTTAGTTGCGCAAGCTAATGATATTATACAATACAATGCTATCACTAATCAATGGGAAGTAGAGTTTAGTGCGGATGATGCAACTACCGTAGAATTCGTAACTAATTTGACTACTAATATACAATATAGATATGTCCCAACTGAAGGCATGTGGGTTAAGTCATTTGAAGGCTGGTACGGCGAAGGCGATTATAGTATTGTTATCTAATATGACCAAACAAGCAGCCGGCGTTTTCTTTTATAGTTTATCAAC